GAGAACCCTTATGCAAAGTAATTTTAGTAAAGAGCAACCCGTTCAAGATAAGAGCGATGGGTTGCTCTTTTTTCATACACACTCAGTGTGGGAAGCAGTAGCAAAACTAGAAAAGTTCTATGAGTGCACAATCTATGGGGTGTTAGAACTGCAAGAAGTAGAGGAAAACATACAATTCTATGGGGCAGATGAGCAAAAATTCAGCAAGAAACAACTGCTAGAAGCAATATCATATGCTTATGATAAAGTAGAAAACTCATATGAGTATGAAATCTACATGGAAACCATAGCAGATTATTTACAGGAGAACTATGGAAAAGAATAAGTGGAATGGTTATGGTTGGATTAAAGAAGCAAACAAAAGAGTGTGGGCACCATTTGATAAAGAAGACCCACTAGAGTGGATACTGATAGGTTTCGGTATCGGAGCACTATTCGTATTAACAATTATAGGAGTAATAGATTGGATTATACAGTTATAATACTTACAGCGATGTTCTTAGTATATATGTACTTTGATAACAACGACAACAACAAATATGGGTAAAGTAATAAAGTTCCCTACCATAACGGAGGGGGACAACATCAAGAAAGAATTGAAGAAGCACGAGGAGGAAATCAAATCGTGCCTTGATGATTTACAAGCAATGAACGACCACATTGTTGAGTTAACAATATCATATGAGATGTTATTAGCAAGACTGTGCGAAATATATCATATAGACATGGGAGATTATTTAGATGATAGTTAAAGGTAGTTTAAATTATGACCAGTTTGGCAGAAAGAGGAAGAAAAAGACTACAAAAGCGAGAAAATCTACTAAAAATGTGAACAAAACATTCAAAAGTAGTATAAAAACGACCAAAAGTAGTAATAAAACGATATATCCTAGTGCTAAACCTACGGAGTATAAAACACCCGAAGATACTTCGTATAAAAAAGAAATAAGTAAGCAATACACGGTATCAATTGCTTACAACAAGGGTGCATATCAAGTGATACCAAAAAGTGAGGTAAAAGATATTGGAAAGTAAAATAAACGACTACGCAAAGTTCGTAGACACAACAACAAGTAGAGAATCGAAGGATTATCTATCATTTATAGGTAGAACATCGGATATAGAAGTCCAAGACAATATGAATTTACCTAGATTATTAACATCAGCGATAGGCATGATGGCAGAAAGTGGTGAATTTACTGAAGTGCTAAAGAAAATAGTGTTTCAAGGTAAAGAGTTTAACGAAGACAGTCGCTTTCATATGAAAAGAGAATTGGGGGACATACTTTGGTATTGGATACAGGGTTGTATAGCACTAGGTTATACTCCTGACGAAGTAATGGACGAGAATATTAAAAAACTCGAAGCAAGATATCCAAATGGTTTCGAGGTAGCAAGGTCTGAAAACAGACAGGAAGGTGATTTATGACTGGAGGCGATTTAGTAATATTTCTATTATTATTTGGGTTTGCAGTATTTGCATTGCCACTAATATTTGTGGTAATAGATGATGAAGTAGAAAAACGAAAGTGGGAGAAAGAGCGTGGCGAATAATGTACATTTTAGCATAAACTTTGACCTAGATGATGGTCAGATTGCATTGTTGGAAGATACAATGAAGAAAGTAGAAACTGAAAATGGCGAAATGAAATGGAAGTCATGGACAGCAGAAGAACTGCCTATATACCCTAACAAGTATGACGAGAAAGACTGGTATGGTTGGGGTTGTGAGAATATGGGAGCAAAGTGGGTGAGCATAGAGGATTATGACAGCAATTATATGTCAGGATACTCTGCATGGAGTCCACCAAATCCTATGGTAGAGAACATGGTGCAGTATATATTCGATAAAGTAGGTGGTGATGTGAGAGCAAACATAACTTATGAAGATGAATTTAGAAACTATATTGGTAAAGCAGAGTTCTGGGTTGAAGATGGACAAGCACATTTCGATATAGATGAAGTAGATAGTGATGATTTGATAACTACTTTAGAAGAGTGGAGTGGCTGGGATACTCAACACCCTGACTTTTCTTGGTGGGATATGGCTAAAGCAAAGAACGGAAAAGAATACGAACCACAGGAAGTCATGGACGAAATGGTATATAGTTTCTTTGACGATGGTAAATTGGAGGTCAGACATGACTAAAAAGAAACTAAAGCGTATAGAAAAAGACATCAGCATGATGAAACATTCATTAGAGTTGATTAGAACAGTAGTTCCAGTCCTAGTTCTAATAATGCAAGTAGTAATTCTAACACAGGTGGTATGATGACACAGTATGAAGATAGAGTAATAAAACGAGCAAAAGAGATTGCTGCAGAAGAGTGGGCAAAAGGTGTAGAACATATACATTCACATAGATTAAATTCAATGTGGTATGAACCTGAACCTAACAAAGTAAAGCATAAAAATGTTTTAGATATCACCTACAACGATGGTAGGATTGAAAGAGATGGAGTAGAGATTCTACCTAGTCAAGTTAAAGGTAAAGCACTCCTAGATAGATGGGAGCAGTTCAATACCTTATGATAGACTGGGAAGCGAGAGAGTTCGAATACATTGACTGGGAAGTCAAGTATGGCAAAGAGGAAGCAATATTGATTGCTAGTGAAGAATGGGGTATGTCAACATACCAAGTAGAAATTAGAGTAAAGGAGTGGGATAACAGATTATGGCAGTGAACTATACAGAAGAACAAGTAGCAGTTATGATAGAGAAATATAGTAATAATCCGACAAGAGAAACAGTAGAGTTTCTAGCACAAGAAATGGATAAGAGTATAAAATCTATCATAGGCAAGTTAAGTCGAGAAGGAGTTTATAAAAAGACTGAATATGTGACCAAAACAGGAGAAAAACCAATAACAAAGGTAGAAATAGTAGAAAATCTAGAAGAAAAACTAGGATTACCTAACCAAACCCTAGCGGGGTTAGAAAAATCACCCAAGACAGTGCTAAGGAGATTATATGAGAGTGTGTAAATTATCAAAAACTGATGAACTAGTGGAAAAGCATGGTTTATATGCAGAAATTATGGGACTACTCGAAGCCCCAACGGGTATGAAAGTGCGTCTAAGATTTCCTGATGGTCATAGAGAAACAATACCAGTTCAAAGAGTCCGAGTAATACAGGACGATTCAGTTCCTAGAAGTAAAGACTCATGGTTTTGAGATAACTAGGAGAAAACTTGTGTAAGAGAGGTACCAATTCGGTGCCTTTTTTATTGTCTTAAAAATTTTGAGTTTGTGCAAGTTGAGTTAACTTGTGGCGTACTTGTAGTAATTATTGGTTAAGTTGGGATTTTAAACAACCCAGAACAGGTTGTGATTTGGTTTCATGAATTGATGTAGTTGACACAACAAGCACTCTATATTTATCAGATTAGATGCTCACCTCCGTTCTCGCTACGCTTCACTTCGGCTCTCAGCATCAATTAGATAGTCGAGTGCAGTTAGTGGTTTGTCTTGATTAACTATCATAATTTATGATTATATTATACCATAAGTTTAAAAAGAAAGCAAGAACTGTTTTTGGTTGGTATATGTAATCGTGTGCAGGAACGCACTTCAGATACGAAAAAATATTTCTTTGCATGAATAAGAGTTGTAAAATTTAGTTATGTTGTTCAACAAAATTTTAACGACCTCCATGTCTCATTGTCAATCTTCTTTTTAATTCGAGTTGATGTGCCTTCTGAATGTCTAATTTGCGTTTTCTTTTCCTATAATTGTTCTTCTCATTCTTGGCAACATTCGGTTTGGTATGATACTCTTTCTCTCGTATTCGGTCTTTGATTCCCGCTCTCTCACATTTTCTGCGAAATATACGCAGTCCTTTTTCGAAACTCATACCTTTTAAATTAACTTGCGGCATCAGACCTCCGATTGAATGTCCACCCACGCTTTCTTAAGTAGTGAACTTGCGAATAGATTTGCTCTTTCGTTTTTTGTAATTTATGTGCTATTTCTTCTATCGGCATAGTATTATAATGACGCTTAAGAAATTGCTTTTGTTCATCTTTCCATTTATTCATATGTATATTATATAAGAATTTTCACCTGTTGTCAAGAATTATTTTTAGTTAAGTATAAAATTTACCTTGACTTGAGTTAAAAAATCGGTTATAATATTATTTATGAATGAAAATGATATAAGTTATTTAATATTTTTAATTTTAGCCTGTTGTGGTTCCTATATCGCAGGAAAACAAACTGGAATAAGAGGCACGATAGACTATTTGGAAGAGAAAGGAATACTGAATTTCGATGACTCCGAAAAATAGTTCTTGACAGAAGGTTAAAATTTTAGTATAATTAGTATGTAAGTGATAGGTTTCACTTGCGTTTTGGTGCATTGACCGTGAGGCAATGCGAGTATTTACTGAAAAGGAATTATGGAGAAAAATAATGAGTATAGATTTAAGTAAATTTTGGCTTGGTTTGGATATGCCAACTCTCCCAACATACACGGAGACAAGTTATCCTAGATATAATATAATCGAAAGTGCAGGCAATTATCGTATAGAGATTGCTGTACCAGGTTGGAAGAAAGAAGAACTGGAGATAATCGCTGATGGCGAGGAACTTCAGTTAAAGGGTAAGAAGGAACATAAACTAGTCGGAGATGAACGCTTTGTTCATCAAGGA